AATTACTTTCATTAAAAAACATACAGCAAAAGGATCGCATAGGTGGGCATTTTGGTTGGAAGGTATTATAATAGGGTTATTGATAGGGTTAAGTTTATAATGAATAAAATTTTTATAATTATATTTAGTTCGTTGGCACTTATAACATTGTTATCTTTGTATATGCTAGTGGTCGTTCTGTGATGGATGAAAAAGATCTAAAAGAATACCACGATCTCGATAAATTAAAAGCCTACCATCCGCTTTCTTCAGGCCTCATGGTTGCCGACTCAGGGATCTCGGGCCAGGGATTATTTACCACACGAAGATTAGTGATGGGAACTGAACTGGGAATATCTCATTATCGTATTGATGGTCAAATGATTAGGACTCCTTTAGGAGGATTTATTAATCATGCTGATGAACCCAATTGCGTACGTAACCAAATTAGAATTAGACCAGGTTTTGATAAATGGAATTTAATAGTCATAGAAGATATTGAAGAAGGATGTGAGTTAACATTAAAATATAAAATGTATGACCCAAAAAAATGAAAAACCTAAATGGGATGGTCGGTCTCGAGTCTCTAATGAGAAGTTTCGTAAACGATTCAATGAGATTACGTGGAAGAATATGGATGAAATACATAAAGGATTAATGAGAGACAAGGACAAGAATTTAAAAGATGAAAAAAAGTAATAAATACATATATATCTCCGGAAAACAGATCACAGACGTGGATACGGGCACACGGTTTTATGACTTCCAGGGTATGCGACTACCGAGCGTTACAACAATACTTGCAAAGACAAAGAATCAGTCGTATTTAACGGCCTGGAAAAATAAAGTCGGACATGAAAAAGCAGAATCAATTAAGAATATATCATCAAAGCGGGGGACTGCCATGCACAAATTCTTGGAATCTCATATTCAAGGAGTTGGCTACGATGATCTTACG